GCCTTTCGCATAGGCGAGCATCTTCGCGCGGCCGACGTCGTTGATACGTTGCCGTAGCACGGTCTCCCGATAGGCGTTCTCTTGCAAGATACGGGTGACGGGCTCGGACTCCATGTCGAGGGTTGCGGCAATCTCGGCTTGCTCGTTAGCCGGATACAGCGACACCAAGCGCGCCTTCCGTTCGGCGAGGATCGTCTCGTAGTCGATCGTTTCGACGAAATCGGGCGGGGGCAGCTGCGAGAGGTCGATGACGCTCATACACTGGCCCCGGTCGTGACATTTACTCTTGTGGAAACGTCGTCGCCGGTCTCGGTCGTGTAGCCCTCGATGTCCAGCACCACTTGCCCGCGCGCATAGCTGTCGTTTGCAAGCTGCACTCGGGTCAGCGTAAGACGAGGCTCCCAGCGCATCATGGCCGTTGCGGTGGCGGCATACAGGCGCGTGCGAACGGAGCCGTTGCTCGGAGCGTCAATAAGGTCCGGGAGCGCCGACCCAAAGGCGCGGCGCTCGACGCAAGAGGCGAGCGGCGTCGAAACGATCTTGCCGATCGATTGATAAAGATGATCGAGGCCTGAGATTGAGCGCCCCGTGATCGCGTTCATGCCTCTCACACCGGCTCACTCACGAGTTCGCCATCGCCTTGTTCACGATGCTTGTGATGCGCGACGCTCTTTCCCTTCGACGTGACATCGCCGGTAAAGTCGGCCGCACCGTCAATTTTCATGACGGCGCCACCATCGGCTTTCCCCTTGCCCGACATGCCCGACTCGAATTGGAGCGGACCTACCACGCGTAGGCCTCCCGTACATGTCGTTTGCTGTGCGTCGAGCGTGATTTGCTCGGCCTCTACATGTGCGTTTTGTGTTCGTATATTTACAGACCCCGGCGCGACAATCGTCACGGTTGCGCCGCTGGGCAGTGAGGCCGAGAGCGAGTGACTTTCGTGGTCGTACTCGATGCGCGCGTCGTCGGGATAGCGACGGGCGTGCGTGTTTGGATCGAAGCTCGGGGGCCAGTTTTCTTCGGAAAATAGGCCGTGCAAGACGTAACCCTGTGCGGGATCCCCGCTCGGGCAGAGCACTAGGACTTGCTCGCCGACGGTCGGAGGATTCCACTCACGAGTTCTACCAGCGGCGGGTGTTAGCCAAGGGAGCCAGTTGGAAACGAGCTCGCCCATCGAGACTTGGCATTTCGGCGGCGTGGCCGCGTGCGAGACGTCGATGACGACTCCCTTGCGGATGAGGTTCGAGATGCGGCGTTGAATTTCATTGGTGTCCATTCGTGTCATGTTGCCGATCGCACACGCGCGATGCGAGCAGTCGCCTATGTATGCGCACCGGGCACGTCAAGCGGGCGAGGGGTATGCCCGATGGATGCGTCGACAATCGGAGCTCCGGTAGCTACTCAGTGCCGGCGCATCCAACTTTTCCGCTTTGTTCTAAATGACAGACACCATCGACATCGCTACCCCCGAGCCCGCCAACTCGCCACTGCTGAACCGACTACATCGAATCGACGCCTTGCGTTTCGCGCGGGAACTACCGGACCAGTCGATCGACTTGCTTTTTACCGACCCGCCTTACTCGTCGGGTGGCCTGCATGCCGGAAGCCGCACCCAATCGACAACGAAGAAGTACGTGAGCGCGACGAAGACCGTGTACGAGGATTTCGATTCGGACAACATGGATCAGCGCTCATGGGGCTTTTGGTGCCACGCTTGGCTGTCCGAAGGGCGACGCGCGTTGAAATCCGGGGGCCTGCTCGTGTGCTTCATCGACTGGCGGCAGTTGCCGATGCTCACCGACGTGATCCAAGCGGCGGGCTTCATTCAGCGAGGTGTCGCCGTCTGGGACAAAACGTCGAACCGAGCGCGCCCCCGCCGCGGTGGCTTCAAGCAGCAAGCCGAATTCATCGTATGGGCGAGTAAGGGGCCAATGCGAGAGCGAGACGTCTATTTACCGGGGGTGTTTCCCTGCGCGTTGGCGTATCCGAAAAAGCACTTGACCGAGAAGCCGCTCGAACTGGCTCGTGAGGTCGTGAAGCTGGCGCCCGACGGCGGCATTGTGTGCGATCTCTTCGCCGGCTCCGGGACGTTTCTCGTGGCGGCAAAGGAGGCGGGGCTCCAATGGGTCGGGTGCGAGGCCAACGAAACCTATTTCAACGTCGCGTCGGATCGGCTGCTCGCGGCCTAGGTCGCCGTTTGGAATAGCTTTGGAGCCAGTATGCCGGGGCGTCGACTATTTCAAGTGCGTTAGCAGACGATCGCGAATCATCTCCCGTTCAGCATTGGTGAATCCGAGCAGCGCTCGCATTGGATACCGGTATTCGGGACCATCCGGTGCGACGCGACTTTTCTCGCCGAACTGGTGAATTCGCGCCAGGCGCGCGACGCGCCCCGCAAACCCGATTGCGAAGCTGCGTTCGTTTGCTTCGAGCTGCAAAAAGCGCGTCGTGCGTAGCTTCTTGAACATGGCGGCTCGCTTGATGCGGCCGCGTTTCGTTCGCGAGGGCCGCCGGCCGTTTGCCGCGCGGGCCTGCCGCGGCGCATACGTGCTTCCGTCTGGGTTCTTCTGCTTAGCGATGCGTTCTTGCTGGCTGCGTCTCAGATGACGCGCCACATCACGTATCGCATTGCGACGAGCTGCCGGCGAGAGTCGTGCTAGCAGAGCGCCGAGCCATGCTTCGAGAACATCAAGATCGCCCATCAGACCGCGACCCAAGTTTGGGCGGCATCATTCACGTGCGTGACGGTGCGCTTGCCGTCTAGGTCAGTCGATATGACAACGCTCTCGGTCAGTTGGAGCTTGACCGAGAGATCGACCGTCGAGTTGTTCAGAATGTCGACCTCGAACGTGATGCCGCTCTCGCGCGCGTCGGCGTTCGTCACGAGGTCAGGCTGGTGCGCACGCGCCCATTGGACGAGCGCTATAAAGACGGCGTCCGCGTCGCCAGCAAAATCCATCACCAGCACATGTACGGTGTAGCGGTATTCGAACGATAGCGAACGTGTACCCGTCGCCGCGATCGAACCCTCATCGACGAAGATGGTCAACTTGTCGGGCTCAGCGGTCAACGAGGGGATTTCCGCAACGAGTGCCGCTCGAAGGCTGGACGGCTTATTCATTGTTATCGACCGTCGCGGCGCCAGCCGCTTGGCACGTCACGATCATATCGACCTTTGCTGCGCACGAAGCCCACGCGGCCTTCGCGACGACGAGCGCGTCGTTCAAATCCCCGTTATTGCGCGGTGCCATTGCAGGCAGCCTGCAGCGTGTCACCGCAGGGCATTCGTGCAATGTAATCGTCGGCGCCGGCGAAAGCGGGGCTTGCTTGCATGCGAGCAACGGCGTCAGGAAGAGGGGCGATAGCCCAAGCGCGAAACGCTGCATTTTCATCGACTAACCTCCGGTTTTCTTGCTGAACGGCGGACAGCTTCGACGCAATCGAACCGGCTGCTTTGTCGAGCTGGTGCTGTTGCTTTGCTTTGTGTGCTGCGTCCAACCGCAGGCGGTTAATCACGCCGTCCCGGCTCTCGATGTCCTGGTGCGCTTGGACAAGCCGGTGGGCCGCGCCGGCCAATTCGACGCGCAGCGTGCGCACGTACAACGCCGCGGCGCCGGCCGTGAGCAGGGCGAGCGCGTAGGCGACGAAGCGGGCTCCCATCCTGCTAGGCAGCGAGGCTGTCTGGAGCCGCAAACTTGCGGTATTCCTGCTCGAGCTTCGTGTCGTGTCGATTGCGCGCGTAGTTCGGGCCGTTGTATCCCTTGGCGAACGCCGCCCAGTCGCGCCGCTTTAACGCGGCCAGGAGTGCAGGGTCCGCATTGACAAATCGGACGAACGCGTCGAGGTGCTCGCCTTCGCTGCGGCACATGCGAGCGACGAAATCGTCGATGCTTGGGTAGCCCAGGCGCTCCCAGTGGTACCCCATCACCTGAAATGAGCCCCAGCTCGCCGACTCACGGGCAGCCGTTGCATCGATCAGTTCCGCGGACGCAAGCCGCGTGTACTCGGCGGCGCCGCCTTGATACCCGCCGAAGGTCTGCGAAACGATATCGGGAGACCGTTCGGCGTGCGGTGCTGGATCGATGCCCCGGGCTTTCAGGCGCTTCCAGAAGACGTGCCGCTCGAAGAGGATCGTCGGCCGACCGTCTGATAAGAACCCAGAGCCGCGCGATTCGACCTCGCTTACGGCGCGCACGCAAGCGAGGGAGACGTCGAGCTTCGCTGCTGCTCGCGCAAGGTCATCGTCGGTAAGCCGCTTGGCGTCGCCCTTGCGGGTGAGCGCGGCGAACGTCTTTGGGCCAACGATGCCGTCAACGGCAAGGCCCTCGTTCTTTTGAAAGGCTTTAACGACGGTTTGGGTGGCCTCGTCATAGACGTTGGTGACCTCCAATGTGTGTCCCGCCGCGATGAGAAGGCGCTGCAGCTCGCCCACGTTATCGCCGCGATTGCCAAGGCGAAGGATGGTCATAACTCGTTCACTCCAAAAAATGCCGTTAGATGAGCCGCGCCACGTTGCCGCGCGCGCCGAACACAAATAGCGCCAGGAGCAAGGCGGTACCGGTGTCGAAGATGCAAGCGGGCCTCGCGCCCAGCGCCAACTCGATCGCCGATTGACCCATGACGACGAGCAGCAGCCAAGCGACCCACGAAACGTAATGTCGATGTCGAGCGCCGTCGCGCTGGTAGGCGACGACGCGCGTGATCGACGCGACATGGGCGCCGATTGCGATGAGAGAAAGCGTCGTGTGCATTTCTCACCGCCCTCGCCTGAACGGTGCGAGCAGATCGAACGTCTTCAGCCGCTCGATGAGCTGAAGCGTCACGGTGATCACCAATGCAGCGGCGAAGAAGCCGGCAACACCCGTTGATCGGATCGGCGTCGCATCGGCGATCTCGGGCGCTGCGAGGTAGCCCATGACGAGCGAGATCGCCAGGTATGCGACGCGCTTGAACACACCGATGTTTTGCGAGGTGACGACGACGAGCGATGCGCCCGCAAACGCGCCGATTAGCGCATTACCATCGACACCGGGCGCGAGGCCGGCGAGCCCGATTGCTGTTGAAAGCGTTGCGACGGTAGTCGAATTCGGTTCAGCCATGCTGTCGCCTCTTAGATCAATCGAACAGTTGAATAAGCGGCGCGACGCTTTCGATCGTTTCGATTTCAGGCAATTCGATCGCCGTGCCAATGGGCAATACCGCGCCCAACTCAGCCAAACCGGGATTGGCTTCGAGTACTGCCTCCACGGTCCCCTGTGTGCGGCCATAGTGACGCCAGCACACCGCATCGACCGTGTCGTTTTGTTGTGCGTTTACCTTCATCAGATGAGCTCGATCGTTGATCGAGGGATACCCCGGATGTCGCTGACGGCCCACCTTGCATTGCGACGAGCCTCATCGACGGTTTTCGCGAGGTCGTCGGCGTTCTGGCCACCGGTCTTCGTCGAGTCGTAGCCTCGGTACTGTTCCGTGAGTTCGGCGTAGGCGAGGTGGTAGACGGCACGCTGGTAACGCAGCTTTAGCGTTGAATGGCCGCCGATCGTCGGCGCGGGGACGCGTGCCAATTCGGCATAGCCGGCTGCTTGCTGCGAAACTCGCCATGCGTCCAGTTCGGCATTGACGCTTGCCATTGCATCGAGCACCGCCGGACGAAGCCGTTCATAAGTCACCGTACCGTCAAGCCGCATCGACGCGCGTAGATCGTTGAGATCAATGTCGGGAAACCATCCGTCGTTCGTTAGCACCGTGGCGCCGCTGGGCGCGCCCGATGCAGCCGGTTCTGCGGTGGCGATAAAGCTACTCATGGCTGACCTTTGAGAGAGGGATTGGCGGTGGACCGGCGTTCGAATCGCATTACCGCAAGGTGTTGCGGTCGAACGCCGGTGCCGCCAAGGCCGAGGGGCTCGTTACACTCGGTTGGCGTCGCTGCCCAGCGAGTCGCTCAACGCTGCTTCGAGTCGAGCGATGCTTTGCTTTACGCCAATCCGAGCATCCAATTGCAGCGCACGACGCAGGTTCTGCAACG